AATGAGTAATAAAAATTATACTTATTCTTAATAAGTGTATCTATAAACTCATCAGAATTTTCAACATAACGGAAAGTAGTTTTGCATTCCATTACACGTTTCTATCAAAACTACCAAACCTATGATTATATGCATCAAGTCTTCCAGCGGCGTCATAAAGTGTTACTGAATAGGTTTGCACAACTCTAGTGTTATTACCAGTTGGATATGCACTTTCTGTTACAACTGTGTGTTTATAATGTGTGCCTTCAATGGCAGGGATAGATGTTACTTTAAACACATCCTGAAATACATGTATTGGAAATGGATAAGGGGTCGTAATCATCTTCCGTATTTTCGTATATGATGCCAAAGTTTGTACTCTTTTTTAGTTCCGGGGTCTCCACCTATATTTAACCTAAGACTAGCTGGTACACCTTTTACATTTGCCTCAACAAAGTTTGCAATTTTGCTACTCGTAGTTACAATTAAACAATCTCCTGCTTCATTGCAAACGACATATTGCCTCATACCGTCAAATTCCCTTATAATTAGCATTATACATAAAGACTCCTAGAGTATTTATGTTAATTCGGGTACACTAACCAATTCACCAATGTAGGGCGTATTTAACCATTTTGCATATGCTTCTGCTTGTTCACTAATTTTAACAAGCTCATACTTACCACAGAATTTCATAAAGTGAACACCAACCTGCGGGGTCGTAGTAGTACGAACACCGGTGCGTATAGCCTCGTCAACCTTACCTTTAATATCATCGGGTTGTGCATTAAGATCAATTAATGTACGGTTGCGCTCGTAGTCATCCTTAACACGATGTTCGACACCATCGTGATCAGTCCAGCGTTGGAGCATCATGTTGTTCCAGTGGAAACCTTGTTTGGTGCGGTCTTCGAATGCTTCAGTAAGACCAACTTTGTTTTTAGAACCTTTAGTGCGGACGCCCGGATATGCACTGAACACATTGTCAGTTGCGTCACCACGCATACATTTTTCAAAAAGAATAAATTCTGGGTCACCAAAGAGTTTAACCTCTTTAGTTTTTTTGTCTACAACTTGACGCCCCTTATCGTCAAAGAATCCTTCGGGGGTAATGAGTTGATTGGTAACACCATTGTATTGGTGGACACGATCAGATATAAGCTGGTAATAATCAGTGTCACTAGAAATAATATAGATTTGATCATTTGGATGTAAATTAATAAAACGGGCTATAATATCATCTGCTTCAGCATTGGGGTGCCGAATAACAGACACGTTGGTTTTGTCACGCAGAAAATTTGTAAATGTTTCGTATGTTTCCCAAAACATGGTATTTTCTTCCTGCTCTGCTTCTGTCATCGCTTGTTGCGCTACTGCACGATTTGCTTTGTAAGGCTTATAAAAATCCTTACGCCATGATTTACCCTCAAGCGCAAATACAACGTGGTCAATACCAAATTTTTTGTAAATTTGATTGACACTTGCGAGTGACAAATGTAGTGCCATTCCTATCTTACCGAACGTATCAGTATTGCGACTTGCAATATGTCGGGCACGAAAAAATGTATTTGCAGTATCTATGAGAGCGTATTTCATTTTTAATAATAAAAGTTGTCAGTGTATATATAATAACACAAAACGGATTTATTGTCAACTAAATTCAAAACATTCCATTGCTGATTTTAAAATTTTAGATTTAGTAAATGCGTGATTTCTCAAAGTAGGATCATCACTTCTATTGCCTATTGGCAATTTATTTACATTATCGTTTTTGTATTGTTGAACTAATACAGCCTCAAAATATTCACCTTTAAATTTTTTCCCATCGTCATTATCTTCAAAATAGCACCAATTGCTGTGGATGTTGGTTATGTTCCAAATTTTTACATATAAATTTTCTTTTGAAATTTGCAATCTATTTTCTTGAGAAAAATACTGTAAATTATCAAAAAAATCTTCTCCATTAGTGCTATCAGGAAGCCAACCATAATTTGGTTTATAAAATCCAGTTAGTCTATTAGGCACACCAAATTGATGTTCCCACCCTGGACAATGTGATAATTGCCTCACTAGTCTTTCACCAAAAACATTGTTATTAATTCTTTCTTCTTTAGGATAGGAATAACCAAATTTTATAGGAGTATCTTTATAGTATATACCATACACACATCCATAAATTTTTGCTTTTTTAAACCAACTATATATTTCTCGAGGTCTTTCTAAAGCTCGTACAGGTAATATGTATGTAGGAGCGTATAAATCAACTAATTCAAAATCTTGTTCGTAACTATTCATTACCCTATCTCCGTTCTTCCATCATCTAACTTTTTTCTATGTATTTGATACCTTACATCACGTTGTGCAGGATCGGCCTGTTGCTGTTCAAACAACTCTAAAGCTATATTTCTGGAAATCGTCTGATACCATCTATCTACTATAACTTCATCTGTATCATCATTGCGTAATTTATATCCCGCACGTATCAAGTTTAACACAAACTTATCATTGTAGTCTAATTCAAAATATCCGTTATTAACATCATTTGGATCAAGTTCTATTTTTGTAATTGCAACGTATGGTTCATTGTTAGCAGTAGCCTTTTCTTTTTCTGTTAATTCTTTTACTTTTGGTTTTTGAACCTTAGGCATTTTAGGTGGTTCTGCCTTCGGTTCAGGCTGTTTCGCAAAGAATTTCTTTATTTTGTCTAACATTTTTACTTTCCTCAAATAATGCTAAGCTTGCTAGATTCTTAGCCTTGCTTTCGCACATTATATCAAATGTATCATTAAAACTCAATGCCCATTCATTGCAAGCACGATTCCAATAATAGTCGCTGTGCGCACGTAGTTTTTGTTTATTGTGTCCTACTTCCATAAGAGATTGAAGATCAGGCTTAATATTGGTATCGTGACCCACAAGAATATCTTCGCGGCTAACGCTGTAATGCATAGTAGGCCTAACACCTCGCCAACTGTCCACCACCATTTGTACTCTAGTATCTTTTGGCGAAATGTACTCTCCATTGCTTTTGATCCAATGGTGATGAATGTCCAACACAGTAGGACAGATATCGCTAAGACTAAGGCAGTCGTCAAGTCCATAACTTATTTCTTCGTTCTCCACAGTGATGCAATTCCTAGCTTCTGGACTGAGGCGTTTGTATGCTTCACGGAATCCTTCTGGACCTTTGCGACCTGAAATGTGTACGTTGATTTTGCAGTCTTGAAACTGTTTGCCGTAGCCCATGTAATTGGCCATTGTTGCATGATATTCAAACTCCTCAATAGATTTATTTACTACCTCAGGACGATCACTCGCAAGAACTACAAATTGATCAGGGTGAAAACTGATGCGCACATCATTTGCACGTGCAGTTTCGCCTAGAGGAGCGAACCAATGTTTAAGACTATCTTGTACATCTGTTGATTGCCAAAAACCTTGCCAATCTTCATGTGTGTAGAAACTTAGCATATCACTAGTGATACGCAACATACGCAATTCGTTGGGTAGTGTTGCTACCTTTTTGATCAGTGCATGGGTATTCATAATGTTACGTTTAGCAACATCAATGACCTTTTCTTCAGCAACACGGCGACTTTGACGATTAGCCCATGCCATAGTAGTTCCACCAGTATTGAGTCCTTCAGTACTGGCGATCTCGCCCTTCTTGTTAATCTCTGCCCATTTGCAAGCAAAGCCAATGCGTTTAATATTTTGATTGAATGTCATCGTTTAAGCATTTGAATAATTTTATTAGGATCCATAACTTCATGGGGCATTTTAACACACTTCTCAGTTACTTCATACTCTATAATTTCCCAGTCAGTCATATCCTGACCTTTGTGGTACTCTCTTGTAGTATTCATTGTGAGCATACTTCTTAGTTGACCTAAACTAGTCCAAGTTTTTCCAGTTTTAGACCAAACACCATATACGCCTCCCTTGTGAAAGAGACCAGTATTCTTGTTGCGAATTTTATAATAAATCATAAAAATTTAAGTGCGATATAAACTTCGTGTTTAGGATCGGTATGTAATACCCATTCTCTATGTTTTAATTCAATTCTCCAGTTATCACTTCCAAACTCATTGTGGAAATAATATTGTCGCACCGATACATTTTTATTCAAATAGTGATGCACCACACTCAATTTAGATTCAGGAATCGTTAGCATTACTGAAATTCAAAAAAATCCTCAAATGTATTTGTTTCAGTTTTGACAACAGGTACATAATCTTGCTCTTTTGACAATATAGTATGATTGTCAGTATATAGTATACTAGCATACTTGGATTTATTTGTCAAGGCACTTCTTACATCGTCTATGCAAATGGTCTTTCTGCCCAAATCTTTTATGAAATCTGCGTACACTACGGTATCACTCTGTAGAATTTTTGCCGTATTACTGTTACTTTGTCTAGGTATAAATGAATCAAAACAAACATTCCATTGTTGAAATACCTTTTCTTCCTTAGCAAATGCATGTGGTAACGACCCTTTACCATACCATTCACTTGCAGTAGAAAACATCTCGTATGCACCCAATATGTCATCTTTCATATCTTTTTTGTTTGTTTCAAAATAGAAATGACCTTTAAAGTTTTCTGTCCAACGCTGATTCTCAAGTACGAATGTGGGTAGTTGTATCAATTGTTCGTAGAAGGCCATACCATAACTCTCTACTGTGCTAGGATTAAATGCAACGCGGCAGCTAGTAATAAAGTCAACTTTCTCTTGACCAATGATGCTAACTTTTATTTGATAGTCAACACCTAATTTTTTTAATCTTTCTTCAAACTTTTTAGCACCATTTGCATTAGTCATTACACGTGCAGGAAGTTTAGTTTCTTCAATAAGCTTTAGATAGAGTTCTGGGTTCTTACCTTCTTCCCAACGACCAATGAACAACACTCCTTCACGGTCTTTGTGATGTTCTTTTAGTAGATCAGGCTCAGTAATGGGTATAGGTAGATGCCAAGCACCATTGTCAATTTCAATTTGATTGAATTTACTTTGTGTACCTATAAATATGTCGCCCATTTCTAATTGCTTGCGCATCATTTCATTGACGCTGTTAAGAAATGGATTGTGCAATGTGTTAGGGAAGATTTGGCTTTCTAAGTGTGTATATGCAATAATCTGCATTACATCTTCAAGACCTATTGTACTTGCTACCTGTACAGTTTCATAGGTATTGCAAATCAATGCATCGTACAAATTAGTTGTTAGCGCACGAATAATTGAGTTACGAAAGTTAGCCATTCGTTCATAGCAATAACTATCGCCATACATAAAAATAGCACTGTGGTTTGTATACCCATACGATTCCTCAGGATAGATGATGTTAGTGTTTAGTGATTTTATAAAGATACTGTCTTGCGGTTTCTTATCGGTGATAATATCGACCTTAACACCGTTTTCTTCCATTAATCTAATAAAGCTTTGTGTGAACTGACCAATACCACCATGCGGCACTAGTGTTTGATAACTTACTAAAAATCCAATTCGTTTCTTATATGTTTTCATTGTTTAATTAAATGTAAAAGATGCTCATCAGTGTTCCTCCAACGAACCTGAACTGATTCAGGATAATCATTTATTGTTACTACACCTCTGTATGCATAGCTTAACCAAATAAATTTATTTGATAATTCACAACGATGTGGTAACCATGCAAATTGCCATGACCAAATTGCATTATCGTGAAAGTATGCATATGGATCCCACGATTTCGTCTCTGGACCTATCATGTTCCCCACTCATTCTTAAACAGTGGCACTTGTAATCTATCACTATAACGCAAACCGTGTTTCATTGCAAGCTCTGCGACGGTTCTGTTGTTTAATGTATACACACTTTCAACACCACCAACGGGCATTAGATATACGTGACCACTGAAGCCTTCTTTCTTATATAAATCAATAACTTCTAATGCCTCATCCACATCATCTTTTGTAGCAACAACAAATTTTAAATATGTGTGACCCAAATCTTCATACTCTCTAACAATATCTGGGCGAATAGCTTCTTCTCTAAGTTCACCACTAACACTTAATTTTGGGCTAACACTAAATGTAAGATTATGATAACCTTTTTTGTGTGTCCATTTATACAAGAACAGTTTAAAATCTGGATGTAGTTTTTGCGTACCATTAGTTTCAAATGTAATGTCCTTACATTTTTTCATTCTGGGATTATCTAATAGTTCAGGATACGCTCGTTGCCAACCTAATAATGGCTCACCACCAGTGATAACTAGATGTTCATCACGCCATTCTTTGTGCGGTAGTGATCCAATGATTGCCTCAACAATTACATCTATATCATACATTGCGCTAAGGTCTTTGAATCCAGAGTGCCAGCTTGCATAGCTATCACATCCTGTATTTACCAATGGCAAATCTTGATAAGATTTATATAGGGTATTATGACTACGTGATTGTGCGTAAGCAATGTTATTAGCTTCTAGACTCATCTCACCTTTAGGCATACCGAATCCTGCACATTTAAAATTACAACCAAATGTACGAAGAAAGATACTAGGTACACCCATAAATCTACCTTCACCTTGTATGCTATAAAATAATTCAGCTACTTTAATTTTATTCATAAATTTTTGACCATATTTTAAGTTTGTCTTTTTTGTTTTGCTTATAGGTGTCTAATCTAGATTGTTCTAATATACCTTGTTCTAGTAAAATATCAACTAGTGCTAGTATATCCCCTATTTCCATCTCTAGCATTGCTCTATGTGTATGTTGCATATCTGATTTATAATGTGCTGTGTCTAAGCCGAATCTACGAACCTTGCTTACTTCTACAATTACTTCTGCGCATTCTTCTTGTAGAATGCCTAACGCTTCTTCAGTTTTTGAATTCATGGTTCCTCACCAAAATGTTTTAATATTGCAACTGCGTAGTGTGTGGGTGTTTTTTCAATGTCAGGTGGTACTTGTCTGTCAATCGCATTAGTGTACATCACAGAAACAGCCTCATGTATGATTAACTTTGCGAATTCCTCATTATATCTCTCAATCCAACGATCAACAAATAGTCCGGGAGGAACTTTTGTTTTAGCTATTTCTGCTAATGTTTTTATTCGCTCATTCATGCAAATAAATCCTCATTCCATTCACGGTGACCTTCACGAAAAGCCATATTGCTTTGTGTTTCTCTAACTTCTACACGATAGCACCAAAGTCTTTCTGCTTCGCCAGGCCCCCACATATCTGGAATATACACGCCATTGACGTACTTGTAAAGCATATCGGCTAATCCTTCACAACCTAATCGTGGTAGAATGGTTAGTTTAGCCAATTTCTTTTCTTGTAGTAACTTAAATGTTTCTAGTTCTGGATCATCTTGTGCTACTAGTAATGTATGATCAAACTGATCCTCAAGAATCTTTTTTAATTCTTTAAGACCACCGTAATCGGCAGCCCAATTACGAACGTCTAGATGATCAGTACCAAAATAGAATTTCATACTGAATGAATAACCATGTATTAAATTACAATGGCTATCGGCACGCCATTGACGATATGCACACGGAAAGCTATCGTGATATTCTTTTGTGCTAGTGTATTTGTAAGTTCTTGGTTGATTACCGAAAGCACCTAGTTGTTCTAAAGTTGCTATCGCCTCTTCTGGTGTTTGATTACCTACATCGATGTTAAATGTTGCCATGTTGTTATGTCTCCTTAGTTAGCAAGACATGCAGAATTTTTATAGCGGGATGAACGTCAAAGGCCGCTTTTGTTTGTTCTTTTATTCCAATTTTTTACTGCATCCTCTGCTGAAGAACCTAAGATTTGTGCGGAACACCCACCTCTTTCTTCAGCACAGTTTACTGACCATATAGTAGCTCCTCTACTGGTTGGGTAAACACTTTCATGCCAAAAATCTTGTTGATTTAAATCATGACCACAAAATGGACAAGGCTTCAACTTCATTACTATTTACCATTTTTGTTTTTGATCTTGTGCTTCAGCAACACGCTTTCGCAAACTGCTTGAACTAAAACTATGGTCACGACTATTGAATACAAGCTCTATACCTTTAAGTGCGCAAGCAGCATCACCACTAAATTCTTTACCTTTATATTCAACACCTAGTATACGCACATCAATTGGTAATGTCAATAATATATCTACCAAATCTTGTTCAGTTTGATAAACAACTACTTCATCAACATAACGACAAGATGCTAGTTGAATTTGCCGTTCTACGATACTTTGTACTGGTTTATTTTTAGTATCTGGTCTGTCAATAGTTGGATCAGTTTGTAATCCACAAATTAAATAATCGCAATGATTTTTAGCTTCTGCAAGCATAGCAACGTGTCCTGCATGTAGCATATCAAAAGTACTGAAGGTAATACCTATTTTAATGCCTCTTGCTTTAAGGTCTTTAATCTTATCAAATATCATTCTTTTCCTTTCCTTAATGGACAATCACATTCATTTCTGCCTTGATTGCAATTACCAGTACAACCTGGTATATGCATTGTGACATATATTCCTAAATATATTATAATTAAGCCAATAATTATTAATAAGATAGTCACTTACCCAT